TGTCCTCTAGGTAGGTTGGTATGACTGAAATCCTAGCTAATTAGATACTACACTAAAAAACAAAAAAGGGGGGTTTTTAGGCCCCCCTTCCGTACTACTTACGCACCTTGCGAACCAAAGATTCCAAGGGGATCAGACCAGCCGAAGCTGTAACGCTCACGGGCCTTGTAACGGACGTTACCGGTGTCAAAGTCTCCATCCATTGAGTTTTGCAGCGGTGAACGAACGAAGTGCTTCAAACCGTTAGGCACGTCGGTCATCAAGAACCAGCCATTGGTGTCGGTCAAGAAGTGGTTAACAGTGTAACCCTCTGGAATCGAACCCAATGTTTTGATCGCGTTGACGTCGTTGTCGGTCGTACCAACACGCAGTTCCGTCTGCAAGAGGCGGGTTGCGACGAACATCAGGCTTGGAGGAACAACCAACTTGCGTGGCTTAGCAGCGATCAACAGACCACGTTCGTCGGTCCAAGCAGCGATCTGGATAACGGCGGCTTCAAGCGAAGTCTCGTTCAAGTCGGCTTGGGTCGTGAAAGTGTTGCTGTTCGTGCCACCCGAAACAAGCGGATGATCCGTAGCGCAAAGAACCTTACCGTCACCACCGGTGTAACCCGAGGTAAAGGCGTTGTTCAGCACTGCGGCACCCTTAACTTGCTTGGTGTACGCCATAGCGCGAGCTAAAGCTTTGGTATACCGGTTCGACAGGCTGTCGTACAGGTTGTCCTCAATCGCCTCTTCAGTGATTGAGAAACCCAAAGCAATGGTTTCGTGCTGGTAACGAGCCGTCCAAGCTTCTTGGGCGTTGTCATAGGCAATTGCGTTGCCCTCGTTTTTGACAGGAGCGGCAGAGAAACCGGACAACTTGGTCTCTTCTTCAAACGAACGCTCAGAGGACTCAGTTTCGTAGATCTCTTTGTGTTCTTCGCCGTACTTAGCATACTCCAAGCCGAACAAAGCGTTCAGGCCGGGAAGAAGCTCTTTCAGTAGTTGTGCGCGTGAAATAGCCATTTAAATATCCCCTTATACGCCAGTCCAGCTACGATATAAATGAACGTTTTGGTTCCAAGAAACTAGAACCTCAACGAACGACCCAGCAGCCGGTGCAGTGTCAGGCACAACGTCGATAATCTTCAAAGGAAGAGTCGAAGTCGTTTGTGACGAGTTCAGGACTGCTTGCTGCGAATCACCAGTAACGGTGCTACCAGTATTAGCAACCCATGCAATCGTGCCACCAACCAAATTGGCGCGAGTTGCTTGAGCAATAGTGGTAGTGCCAGATACAACGGCGACGCGCATTACAACGTCAGGATCATCGCAAATATAAGCCGAAGTGCCGCTGGCGCTATCAGCCGTATTGCTAATGGTTGCTGGGTAGTATTGCGAGTACAAACGTTGACCTGTGCTGCTGACATACGAACATCCCATGAATACGCCAAGGAAGTCGTTGCCAGAGGTGGTGCTGGTCGCATTGTTAACGCAGCCATTCGCGCTCATAACCACTAAGTCACCAAAGAAAATGTTGGTGGCGTGGCCTGATGCGATGGGAATTTGACGGGTTGAACCCGCAAATACCTGACCGCCTAGCAAATTGACCGGACGAAAGCCGTAAGGCTTGTCAATAGTCGGATATGCCATTTAAAGCTCCTAAAAAGTTATCTATTACCAGAGCCAAACGATACTTTTGAGTCGCGCTCAGAAAACATCGTTGGCATGCGCTGATCTTGAGATCGCAAGAAATTGTTATCCACAGATTCAACTTGCGCTTTTGCCTGTTTCGCGTAATGCGCGTTACGGGCATCTACAAATTCTGAAGGTGCTTTGCAAAGCATGAGACCGCCGTGCTCGACGTTCCCTTCTTTGTTTCCGGGTATTTGTAACTCTGGGTGATCCACCGATTTAACAGGAACCCAACCTTCACGTAGCTGACGAGATACATGAACAGATTGTTGTTGCCCCAATAAGTGGGTCATGATCCATCTAAACTCATATCCCGGCTGCGGAAGCGGACTGGGAAGGTTTGACGGGGGTGTATACACGTATGCGGCGCGTGTATCTTTTTCGCGGGTTTGAAGTTCGCGTGGTGTACGGTTTTCAGCCATTTGCAGTCTCCAGTTTAGCAAGTTCACGAGCGTACTGTTCAGTCGTCAAGCCCAATCGTTTAGCAACAGCCACTTGGGTTTGTGTTAAACGAATCTTTTTCGGTCCCGTAGTACGGGATACCGGGGCTACTACAGCAGCAGGTTTTTCCTTACGTGGTTTCTCTGGTTCATCCTCTGTAAAGTAGTCTGGAAAACGTCGTTTAATACGCGCATCAATCTGCGAAAAATACTCTTCACTGTCCTGCTGCGGGTCAATCCCCGAATTGACCAACTGCTTATGTGCGATCAACGCGACGGCGGTCATCTCGTCATCTGTTCCAAACCATTGATTTTTTGCTTGCCACCGCTTGGTAGCTGCATCAACGTATGGAGCAGGCGCTTCTCGTTGTTCTGTATATACTCCTTCTTGCGACTCTTGTAAAGGCATTGGCTTAAAAGATTTTGCCTCTGCAACCCGCATCTTTGCTTCAGTCAACATTTCTTGCGCTGCAACAATTTGGTCCGCGTCAAAGTTCTCGTGGGCCTCCTTGAGCTTAGCTTTCGCTGTATTGACCTCGGCTTCGGCGGCGGCTAGGGCGGTTGATGCGTACGCCTTTTCGCCAGTGACTACGTAATTTTTAAGCTTCTTATTCTCTTCAACAAGTTGCTGAGCTATACGCGCGAACTCTTGCTGCTCGCGTAACGCGGCTTCTTTAGCTCTGCGTTCGTCGTGACGCGCATGGCTAAGCTCCTTGATTCGCTTCTTTACCTTCTCGCTGTACTCAGAAAGCTCGTCTTCTGAGACTTCTTCTGGTTCCTTCTCAAGCGGCTTGCGCCCACGATCCGGTTCCGGGGTGTCATCAACAACTTCAACGTCTACATCACTGTCTTTATCGACGGTGACCGTAACGTCGTTACCCTGTTCATCAGGAAATTTAAACTCTTCATTTGTAAACTCTGACATAAATTACTCCTTGTTAAACGCGAGAGATTCCTCGGGGGTCTTGCACAACGGCTTCCACTTGATCGTCATAGAGCACGCGAAATTCTTTGCCGTGGATTAAAAGGCGCGTGCCTGAGTATTGGCGTGCGATGATGAAGTCGCCTTCTTTACACCAAGGCCCACTTGGATACTTAGAAGTATCTTTGTACGCATCTGGTCCAAGCTTGACGACAAACAGAACTACAGTTGCAAACTGTTCTTGCGTCTTGTTGCTATCCGGTCGAACAATATCTGTACCTTCAAACCGATCATCTATCTCGGGTACAGCACAAAGAAGTTTCCAACCCGTTGGGTCAGGCATTTGCTTTGCACGATCTTCGACTGGAATGTTTTCACCTTCAGTTGAATTACTCATCAGACTCCTCTTCTCTCTTAGCAAGGTCAATTAAATAACGCTCTGCGATAGCCAGACCTTGGATAACACCACAGAGGTAACGGTACTGCTCAAACGAGGCGCATTGACCAGAAGCAAGGTCGTCTGCGTAATTGTGCATATCTTTGCGTATCTGATTTCTCAGCACGGTATCAAACTTCTCTAGCACGGATTATCTCCCTGTTAATTTATCTCGCTGCGCTTGCAGTAAGGTACGACCAACTTCTGCACCGAGTTTTGCACCGGCGGTAGTTTCTTTAATACCAAGTTCTGCTTTCTTGAGATCAAGCTCGTCTGCTTTCGCAGCAGCGTCTGCCATGTCTCTCTTTGCCTTACGCTCAACTTCAGATGCTTTAATCTTAAGATCAGCCATCTGGATCTGAAGGAGTGGGTCCTGCATGTTCTGCTGTGCTTGCTGTTGCGCAACCATCGCTTGGCTCTGCGCCAAGACCTGTGCGGATGCTGCTGCCATGCGTTGCGAGAGCATCTTCTCAGCCATCGGAGGAAGACCAACATCACTCTCAACTTCAGGCAAGTCCATACCCATCGCCGTTGCCATACGGTTGCGATACGCAAACCCGACGTGTTCAGCAATATGCGCAGTGAGTGCGGCTTGAATTGCTTGTGCTTGCGGGTTCTGTCCGATCAACTGTTGCACCAATGGATCTTGCATCGACGCCATATGTACTTTGATATGCGCCTCATGATCTTGGTACGCAAACGCTTTGAGCGGTTTACCTTTAAGTGCGTTCTGATTCTCTTGCACTGGATCAACTGGTTTCTGATCTTCTTCAACAGGCACTAACTTCGCGGCATCCTTGATACCTAAGACCTGCAACATTTGACGGTGAAGGACGGGCAAGTTGTAAATTTGTGGGGCTGTTGCCGCCAACTGGATAGCTGCTTGGTACTGCACCACCCGCTGAGAAAGCGTCGCGGCGTTAGGATCAGATACCGGCAAGATGTCCACATGACTGTAGTCCGCCAGCTTCGCGCGTCTTCCTTGTGGGGCATCCACGTCATAGCTGTAATCCTCATCAGTGTAGTCACGGATTAAGCCAGAAATGAGTTGCAACTCTTGCTTGAACGAGAAATGCAGTCGTGCTTGAACTGCGCTCATCACCTTCAGAGTGCGCTCAAGAATGGCAAGGGTCGATCCAACCGGTGCTTGGTTGGACATATCAGAAACTTTAACGTCTGCCGTCGCAGCAAAGCGACGACCTTCATCAACGATCTTATCGAGTAAGCCCGCTAATACTTGGCTTGGCTCTTTGTATGGCAGAGGTAAGATGTTGTCACGTATCGTACCGGAGCCAACGTCCACATCACGGAACTCACCCGGTGCAATCGGTGTGTCATCTCCTTTAATACGTAATCCGCGCGACTTCAATCCACCCGGCAAATTCGATAACGTACCCGCGTCCACCAACTGACGCATGAGACTTGTTGCGCTCTTAGCAAAGCCACCGATCAAATGGAACAAACCAAAGCCATACGCACCGTAGCCGGGGATGTATTGGTAGTGTACGAAGTGATCGCGCTTTTGTTTTAAGTCATCTTCAGGGCGCCAGTTACGTTTGATCGCAAGGATAAGATCTAGTCCATCAACGATGGTCACGATGTACGGAAGCGCAAGTCCTGTTTCTTTACCGTCCTTATCTTTATCTTCAAAGCCGGGCAGATCTAACAGTACGTGGCATTCATAAATAACATAACGCGAATCGTTAACGGGGTCGATGCCGACTTCTTTATCTTTCTTTTTCTCGATCTCACTGGTGCCAAGCTTTGGTGGATCAGGCAAATCTACATCTCGCCAAAACCCGGCGTACTGTAAGCGTGTAACTTCATTCTCCGTTTTACGCATGCGCTGAGTAATGCGTTCGGCTGATGCCATATCCGATGTACCGTACGGCAGCATGATGTCTTCTGCTGGCACAAAGCGGCTGGTCTGACGCCCCAAGGCGATGTCGTAGTACACCTTCTTAAATGCGGATCCAGCACTCGGCAAGTTCCAAAGCATGCGCTCGTGCTCAGGCCGGAACTCCAACATATTAGATGTCAGCTGCCAATTCAAATCATCTGCTACACGCTTAGCTGCTTCTTCTTTCTCGCGCGTGTCTTTGCCAACGATCTGCGTCTTTACTGGACCTGCGGCTGGGAATGTCTCCATGATGGCTTCAGCTTG